TATTAGATTTAACATATCCTTTGAATTTTTCATGTTTTTCTTCAAGTGCTTTTTTCATAGTTGTTAATCTGTCTATTTCATTCTTTAAGCTATCTATCCATGAATTAATATTCCTATCATAAGCTATTATATTTGCACTTTTATTTTGTAATTCTGTTGCTAATACTTGTCCTAATTCATTTACTTCTTCCTCTGTTAATTCATCATTATTCATTAATTCTATAAATCTATTTTTTATGTCATACAATGTATTCATAATATACCTCCTCATCTTCTATGTGATTATATTGATATTCTAGTTCTTCATCTATTTCTCCATCTAGTGAAATCATTAAATCTTCAACTTCTCGTAAATTTTTAAATAATTCTTCTCTTTTTGTCTCATCTGCGACATCGTCTATTTTGTTCTCATAGTATTCTATTATTTTTTCTCTACTCATTAATTGAAAATTCATTTTAATCAACCTCTTGCTTTTTTAAGGCTATAATGTTATCATAAAACTATAAAGCCTTATCCTATGGTATGGAACTAGACATTTTCGCTATTATTATGAGTGTCTAGTTCTTCTTCATTTGCTAATCTTTCTATCTCGTCTTTTACATTTTGGAAGTTCTCAAATGCTTCTTCATTTCTCCCAGCAATAAAATTTACCATTCCTGTATTTTGCTCATTTGCTATTTCTTTTAATAAATTGTTATTTTCTCTCAAATGCTTATTTGCAAGTTCCAAGTCGTCTATACAATGGTGTAAATAATTTACATATGATGTATCTTTAATGTAAATACCTAATAAGCATATTGTTGCAAAAAACATTATCCAATAAACCATCCTCTTTCCTCCTTTCTATTTTATAATTTTAATTGCTTGTCCTTCATGTATGATGCAATCATCTATGTTGTTTAACTTGCGTAAGGTGTAAACATATTCTCTTATATCTTGCTTCTCTTTCTTGTTTTCTTTTGCAATATCCCAAAGTGTCTCGTTTGCAGATACAATATATTCTTCAATTTGTATCGGTTCTTCCTTAAATGCTTTGTTAATTAATGTTGTTGTTATAAAAACAATTGCTAAAAATATTTCAACTATTAAGATTATAAAAACTACCTTTTTCATTTGTGATTCCTCCTTATTTTTTCATTTCATCAAATTCTTCTGCCAATTGGTCAACCATTTCTCTTACTGCTTTTGATAAGTCTTTGCCTTTGCATGATAAAACATAATTTGCTTTTATTTTTGATTTCTCGTTAATGTTTTTTACAATAATATCTTCACTAGTTTTGCATTGTTTTTTTTTCGGTACATTTTCCAAATCAATAAGTGATGGTTGAGCAATTCTAAACTTGTGTACATCTGTGTGATGTTTTCTACATAAAAGATTAATTTTTAAATAATCTTTATAATTTGGATGATGTATTTCAGCTTTTGCACCACATATTTGGCATTTTCTTTCTAAATCGCAATACTTGTTAAAATATTTTAAAGTCTTACTTCTTATTTTGCCTTTTTCGTAACTATCTTGTTCAATTTTTACCATTTTGTAGCTCCCCTTTTTGTTAAACGTCTTCCATTTCCTTTTTCATTTCGTCATATTCTTGTGCGTATTTGTCTATCACTTCTCTTAAAACAGTTGATAAATCTTTGCCTTTACATTTCAATACAAACATTGCTTTTCTTTTATCTTTCGAACTTGTTCGTATTTGTACTAAATCGTCTTTCATCTTATCGCCTCCTTTTTTTGTTTTTGTAATTACATTATATGTATGATAATTACATTTGTCAATACACTTTTTAAATATTTTTTAAAAATTTTTAAGCAACAAAAAACCCTTGATTTCTCAAGGGTTAGAGGATGATTATTTGAAAAAATATTTTAAGTATTTCTATTTTCATTATACCATAATATAGAAAAAGAGCAAGTATTAACTCACTCTTTTTTTAATAAATCTATTATTATGTTGTTTTGTTCTATAATTGTATCTAATTTTTTGCCTATTTCCTCAGATAATATTTGGTCTTGCCTTTGCAAGTGGTTATTTATTTCTGTATTAGTGGCATCTTTTAAATTTAGATTATAATTTTCTATTTGTAAAAGATTAGCCATTGTATTAAGCCAAAAATAAAAGTCATTCATGTCTTTTTATCCTTTTTGGTGGTGTTGTTAATGCTTTGAATATGTCCCAATTGCGTTTAATCCTATTATAAACGGTTACATAAGATATATTATATATTTTGCACCAATCTGTTATCATTTTTGTTTCGCCATTTATTGTATATGTTAAAAATCCTCCACTCTTGTATACTGGTTTGGAAACAGCTTCATCGAAAGGAATTCCTGTTTTTAACCTATCACTTAACGTTACAATATTAATATTATAAATTTCACACCATTCAGTCAAAGTTTTTGTTTCGTCTTTGTATGTTATAAACCTATTAGCAGTAGTATTTCTTCCTTGTTCTTTTTTAGTTGACAATTTACAATTAGATGGTTCATAATTCCCATTTACATTTATTCTATCAAGAGTTAAATCGTCTTTGTAGCCATTGCTCATAGCCCAATTATAAAATGGTAAAAACCCTTTTTCCCATTCATCGCAAATTTTAATACCTCTTCCACCATAATTTTTGTACTGGTTTGTAGTGGGATAATGGCATCTGCATTTCATACTATGCCATATAGTATACAATCTTGTTTTGCTTAATCCATGTGTTTTGGCGTTTTTAGGTTTGCCAAGTATTTCGTTTTTATTCATATTAAAGCTCCTTTCAAAATTTATTAAAATAATAAAAGAAGCTTATATTCATGCACAACTTAAAACTTTTATTGTTCAAGATAGCCATTTTAAGCCATGCACAAATATAAACTTCTTTTACTATCTTGAACAATATCATTATAACATATTAAATTTATTTAGTCAATTAACCATGCATCCCAAATTTCTTTTTGTGAACTGTCAAAGGTGTCGTAATTTACGCCATTGACTAAAGCAGTTATATGGTTAGGCATTGTAATTGCGTACTTGCCTATTCTGTGATTGTCAATAAACTCTCCTACAGTTTGTTCTTGAATTGGCACTCTGTCATAAAAACTATCTAAATATGCTTCAATAGATTCAACATTATTCATCATTAATCCATTTTTTCTAGCAAAATTACTTAATTTTTTGTATGCATCGCTCCAAGAAATATTTTCTAAGCAAGACACAGCCCTCGCCGTGCAATCGTCAGTATCTAACATATTAGGATTCATATTCAAATATTTAAACATATTACATATCGCCTATCTTTCTAGCATATTCTTGAATTAGCTCAACTTCTTCTTGATTGTCAGCATCATCTTTTAACATTTTCATGAATTGATGTACTGATTTAAGCATATAGTCAAGTGATTTCATGCTATCTTCGCCTGCTCCATAGTTGCCTCTTCTATAAGATTCTTTACTTTCAGAGTAATTACCATATTGTTCATCCATATCATCAATATAGCCATATCCTCTATATCTTCCTCTACCGCTTCCGGGTACTCCACGTCTACCATAATCTCCCATGTAACGACCTCTTGAATCTCTCATTCTAGCACCATACTCACCATATCCGTTGTATCTCATCATTGATTTTTTCCTCCTTTACTTTCCAATAATTTTCATTTTTTAAATCTTTGTGAATGTCTACTAATTTATATAAATAGTCCACATTTTCTTTTTTTACACCTTCGGTATTAATAAGCTCTGTTATTTTGTTTTCCACTTTTTCAAGTACATTATTGTGCATTGTTTTTTCTGCCTTTTCATCTTCCATAACAGCACCTCCTAATCATCTGTCCTTCCAAGATTGAAAGCCCCATTTACAATTATAGGTATTTCTGTTTCTATTGGTGTTGTCGCATCACTTGGAGTAACAGCACTTGGTATACTTTGCACACTAATTGAAGTTAATCCTTTTGGACATACCCTAAATTTTCTGTTAATCGCAAAAGGGATTTGGGCATCTGCTTCTGCTATTGTTACATTTCTTGCTGTGTCTGGGATGAGCACTCCGTCCTCAAAAAGTCCAACAGATACAACTCCGTGCTGTTGCAGAGCTTATAGTGCCTGTAAAATTAGCCTCATAACGACCTGTGTAATTATTCCCCAAAATCTTAAATAGTGGCGAACCATTTTGATAGCTTAGCCAACCGCCATTGCAACAAAGTGTACATCTCGAAATATCGCTGATCCCATCAAAAGTAATTGGTGAGCTATTGCTTGTTAAAATTTTAGGTGTATTTATTATTGTTTGAATCACTTTTCATCATTCCTTTCTTGTAAAATAAAATAGGGATAGCCTTGACTATCCCTTAAAATAGCAAGTCTTGTAATCAAGATGCCTGTAATCAGGCTTTGCTAGTTATTAAAATAAGTTTGCATTTGCTCCACAACCACATCCACCGTTGTTATTACAGTTAAATATCGGCGTTTTTCCAAAGACAGGTACAGTGCTTACAGGGCAAGAATTTAAGCGATTATACAAAGCATCAACTTCATTGCTAAATCCTTGTGAAATAAATGCGTTTTGTGCTATTTGACTTGCCTGTAAGTCTTTCATTGACAATTCACGTTGTAAATCGTTTATTCTGTCATTCTTAGCTTCTACTTGTGCCTTAACACCGTCTAGCTCTAATTGACACAATTTGTCCAATATAGCTTGGGTATTAGCAGTTGCATTAGTTATAATATCTCTTGTGTTGTTAGCATCTGCAAATCTTGTAGCATTGCTCTCATTTTGTACTATGTTTTGTGTTTGGCAAGTCGCAAGCCTATTGTCGCAGCAACATTGCTGTAATGCATTATTTAAGTTATTGAATCCTTGTAATGTAGAAATTTGGCTGTTAAAGTTTTGGTTCATGTCTGCCATTTGTCTGTTGTTTGCTGCTATTTCTGCACTATAAAAGCCGTTTGAGATTGCTTGGTTTACTCCAGAAAAACCATTACATAATTGTGTGCTGATACCTTGTACTCCTGTATTGATGTTGTTTAATTGGTTTGCTAATTGTAATGTGTCAAAACCTTGGTTAGTGTTTTGCATGATTTCTTTTTGCCCGTTAGATAACCATGGGTACATCATAAAGTCTGCCCCCATAGCTCCTCCAAAGCCACCCATACCGCCAAAACCACCGAAGCCATATCCTCCGAATCCACCTAGTGCCAATAATAAAAGAATTATCCACCAGCCGTCTCCAGAGCCCCATCCTCCGTCATTGTTGTTTCTGTTAGTAAGTAATGCTACATCACTTGGAGATAGTCCATCATAACCATTTCCCATTGTTTTTCCTCCTTTTTTAAAATATATATAAATAGTTGCAACTAATTTATACCTAGTTTGTTTTTAAAATTCTTCATTTCTTCGTCAAAGTTTAAGTTCCTTTCTTTTAGTAAATTTCTAGCAAAAGTTTCTAATCCTTGATTATCTCCCTTTTCAGCCATATCTATTAATTTACTAGCCATTGGGTTTCTTTTATTAATCATATTCATTACCAATCCTTTTGGTTGTATTCCTTTTACAATAGAATTTTTTATTTGTTCCATTGGGTTCATATTTATTCCCCTTTCTTTTCTTCAATATCATCTGTAAGCTCTCTAATTCGTTTTTTGAGGCTTTTTATTTCTTCTTTGATATCTTTTATGTCTTTAGGATTAAATTCGCCGAATTGTGTCTTTAAATCTCTTTCAGTAATATATTTTGATTCTGGTTGTTCTTCTGATGCAGGCACATATACTACTGTCTTACTTTTTCCATCTTGTTGAAGCTGTTTTGTTACTATTGCTGTTCCATCTGCTAATGCGAAATAACTTGTGCTTCCATCTAATGGAATCTCAATTGACTTAACCACATCAATATTGTCAACGATTCTTCCTTGTAAGCCTGTTTGTCTTTGATATTGCATAGTTTGATATTGTTCTTGTTGCCTTTGTTGGATATATGGATTGTATCCTGCTGGCATATATTGATTTTGGTATGCATTAAAATAGTTGTATGGCATTTTAAAGCCCTCCTTTTAAATAAAAAAGAAACTAAAAAGATTGTATTTCTTAGAAGGGTACTCCTATATACAATTTTAGACTTTTTAGCTCCTCTCTTTCTCTATTAAGACAGCAAAACCAATAGAGTAATTTTGTTATCTTAATTTTATTATAGACGTTTGTTAAGCTTTCAAAGTGCCAGTTTTGTTGCAATTTTAGGTCAAAAAAAGAGTGCCAGCAACATGGCACTCATAATCTTTATTATGGCTGATAGAATAATATTATCCTATAGCAAAATTATATAACTTTCAATATTCTTTTCTTTAATTTTTGTATTTGCCTTTTAACTGTTTCAGGGCTTGTATTGTGTTTAATAGACATCTCAACTATTGTAAGCCCTTTTATTTTATCCTCAAAAATTCCCTTTTGTAAATCACTAAGCATAGCCTCTTCACATATTCGCAAATATTCTGACTTTGTAAAGTCAAAAGTTATTTTATCCATAGTATCCCTACTTTTTCATGAATCTGCCGACATGTAGGGCAGTTCTTTACTTTTGATTTTCTCGTTTTTTTCACAGTTTTTTTAATCCTTTGTCGTGCCATTTATTATCTCACCATCATTTCCAATATAATTATTATATCCCGTTTCGGTGTCTTGTATTACTTCTGTCGTTTCTTCTACACTAATATCATTCAATAGCCATATTGTATAACCTAGTAAACCTATAAAAGCCATAAATGTTACTAGCCAGCAAATAAACATTCTTTTGTTTTGTACTTTTAACGTATGCACAAATTCCATAGCGAAAGATTGTTGACCTTCTTCAATATTTTTCAATTCTTTTTTCATATCCAACACTTCCCCTCTTAAATCTTGCATTTTTTTCTCCTTATTTGTGAAATTCTTTGATATGTTGTTCAATGGCTTTGTCAATTCTCATGTCTATTTCACGATCAAAATTGTCCAATTTTTGAGATAAATTCTCAATTTGCTTAGAAATTGTAGCAAGTTTCTCATCAATTTGTCCCATTTTATATTGTGCTTCTCCATTATCTTTGACGTTTTTATCTCTTCTACCGAAAAAGAAACTTAATACCGCTAATACACACCCTATTATTGCAATAGCCATTGAAATATCCATAATATCGCCTCTCTATTCAAGGCTCTTTGGCTCTATATTCATTATACCATATTTATTATTTTTTGTAAATATAATAAACCCATCTCAATTAAGATATAGGTTTATTTTTTGTTAAATAAATTTCCAAATATATCCTTTTACAATCTTATACTTGCCTTTACAACAATCACCTATATATGTACTTGATACATCGTTATTTCTTGAAGCTTCTTCTAAACTTTTATATGTTTCAATTATTTCATTATTTGAAGGTGATATTTTCGCTACCGGTTTACTGTTAGGGTGATTAACATGATTTATAGCACTATATTTATTGTTGTATTCAATCGTACACCATTCTAAATTTTCAAAATAATTATTACCTCTATTGTAGTCTTTATGGTTTATGCAAAAATAATTTTGTGGGTTTGGTATAAATGCTTCTGCTACCAATCTGTGAACATAAAAATTCTTTTTCTTGTGTTTTGCTTTTCTTAAACCTATTATCTTATAGCCATGCCCGTTGTCAGTTGGTTTCATTATAATCTCTTTTGGCTTTTGAATAATTCCGTTTCTAAATGTTAAACTTTTAATTCTACCATAATTGCTTACTTGATAATCCCCTTCATATCCGTGGTATATCTTTCCATATTTCTTCCATATTACCCAACTTTCTCCCAACATTGTATTTTAAACGGGCAGGCAAGTTGGGTTTGCTTTTCGATAAGGTAGCTACTCCTTATCTAGCCCAATAATATTATAACATTTTATATTTTTTTTGCAATTATTTTTAATTAAAAAGCCTTGAGAATAAACTCAAGGCATCTTATGGCTTTCGATTTGCATCATCAGGTCTTGATATTCTTTGGAACGATAGTCAAAAGAATGTATATAACAATGACAATTAGTGCATACCAATGAAACGTTAGAATAGGTGTTGTCTATAACTCCATGTTCTTTTTTACATACCCATTTAGGCTTAATATGATGCATTTGAATATCAAAAGGTTCACAATGCTTGCCACACAACATACAATACATTCCATTCCGTTGTATCAACAACCATTTGATTGGATGCATATATACTCCCTCCTTATTCAAGGTCGGTCGTGTAGTATTACATTGTTACTTATTTTAAACACTCTCTTAAATGTGCAACATTAATATTCCATAAATCTACAGCACCTGTTGAAGTACATTTTTGAGCTACTACATTATAACAAGCCTGTACATTTGCAATACATCTTTCAATTTCTTTTGCAAATTCTTCATTGCCATTTGCTTTTGCATCTTCCACTACTTTTAATAAATCAATTCCTTTTGTATCAAACATATTAAACATCTCCTTTTTACATTAAAATTTATAAAAATTAGTACCTATCATAAAAGTACTAAATTATAGTTATATAATTTCATTGCTTTAAAATAAAAACGGCTTAAAAACGATTCTCCTGTGTCGATTACAGTAAACTTATTTATTTTTATAGGCATTTGCAAATTTTATGAATAATTTATCAACTTCCTTGGTTGTACAGTTTACTTTGTCCCAATAAGCTGGGCTATTAATGATTTTTTGTTCTTCTAAATAATTTCTTGCTTCCTCATATGTTTTAAAATCTTCCATTTTTTCTACCTCATATTCTAGCCAACCAGGTTGTCCCCAGTCTGTCCACGGTCTTTGTTTTAGTTTTGTTTTTACAACTCCATAGGCGTGTCCTCTAGCTTCTACTACTTCTCCATTTCCTATATAAACTCCAATATGCCCTTTCATGTGTACAAATGTCCCAATAACATCAGGCATAGTATTGATTGAGCCTTTTCTAACACAACTATTAATCATGTTATCAGCAGACAAATCTTGATTAGCCCTATACTCAAGCCTACCATTGTTTCTCCATCGATAGCCCTTAATTAATCCAACGCAGTCATGAACCATTTGATTTAATTGTGACATAAAATCATTTGCTGTGTAATATCCTGGGTATTGTTTCTTTTTTGATTTGTATAAACTTTCTGTAGATATTTGTCCATAAGTGCCATACCAATATGGCTTTCCTAATTGATTAAGACAATATGCAACTAAACCTGTATTAGTTTTCTTTTCACTCATTTGCGCCACCACCGTTTAATTTGTTAAATTCTTTTTGAGTTTCATTATATTTGGTTGAACTAATCCCTAATATACATCCTAAAAATGTATCAATGGCTGTTATTGTGCCAACAACTTCTTCTGAACATGGTAAATTCCATATGCCCGCTAGTGCAAAATATAAAGTGCCTATTGCTGGAAGTAATATCTGTGCAATCCATTTTAATCTATCATATAGTTTATTGCTCATTTAATAACCTCCTTATTCACCAATCAAAGCGCCCCATGTTTGTGGTTTGTTTTGCAAATTGGTATAATTATAGTCTACTGTTTCAACATAATCTTTAAAATCTGATATAATTCCATTTACTTCTCCAACTTTTTCTGTATAATTCTCGTTAAATGCTGTTGTTTTACTCGTGGCATTATTATTAAATGTTGTGGTTTTTTGTGTGGCATTTGCGTTAAACTCATTTGTTTTTTGTGTAACATGGTTGTCAAATCCATCTACCTTATTGTTAATATCTGATTGAATATTTACAACATCATCTTTAATTCCTTGTACATCAGATTTAATGTCATTTGCTTGGTCTAAAATGTCATTCATCTGCCCTATTATAATATCCCATTGAGTAGGCGTAGGCGTATTAATTGCTTCTCCACTATCCGTACTATAAGCATGAGGGCTAAAATACAAATCTATGTAGTCTGTTGAAGCTATCTTCATGTTTTCTGGCTCATTTTCATTAATTGTGCCAAAGAAACCTAGTTTAGCGCAGCCTTCCATGTAACATTCTTGTGTTAACTGCACCTCGTCATTTAGCATAGCAAGGTATACTATACTACCATCATTTCTAATTAATTTCATAGTCTTGTGTAATCCTTGCCATGCATCATCAACAAAGTCTACTACGAATTTATCTTGTCCAACCATACCAATCAATTTTGTACTATCAAGTTGTATTATTTCTCTGCCTTCAATTTTAAATCTAATTGTTTTCATTTATCCACCTACCCTTTCATAATATAAGCTAAAGCATAATATGGTGGTCTATTTTCGTGCGCTTGTCCTCCACCTGTACTACCAGTTGTATATGTCTCTAAAGGACTTACACTATATTTATCTTGGCTCGTAGCACCTGCTGTTCTCTCTGCCGATGGATGATGAGAATAACTATGTGTATGGCTTGGTATTTCATCAATAGTTAATATATGTTCTTTTTCACCACCAGTATCACCAATGTCATAATCATTGCCAGCACCAACAATAAATCTATTTCTTAAATCTGGTGTACCATTTTGTCCATCGCACAAATACCAGCCAGTAGGAACTGTTGAGCCACTCCACATACAAATTAATCCAGGTGGGCACAAAAAGCTATCTATTTGGTCAAATAAGGCTTTATTAAGTGGAGTACCTGGTGTTGTTACGCTTGTTGCCAAACTAATTTTGTATACTGTATTGCCAAACGAGTCAGTTGTTGGAACAATGTTGAATGTTTCTTCTCCACTTAATACCTCATCTACTACATTAATCATTCAACCTCACCTTCACTTTCAATATTTGAAAGTTCTTCAACTGGTTCTTTCATTAATTCTTCTAAATATTGTGCTAATGGCTCGTAATCTGCATTTAGAATCTTACCAGTATCATGTAATGCTTCTACCTTATCTAATCCATAACCTGCTGAATATTCTCCTTTGTCAACTAAATATCTAATTGCTTTTGCTTTTCTTCTGCTTGATTTTTCTAAATCTGTCATATTACTTCACCTCCTAATCTTCTAATAAAGTTAATCTTGCTTCTATGCTTGCAAATGGATTTACTAAATATTTAAATTGAATATTTGGTTCTAAATTATCTGATGATGTGATTACTATTGTTCCACCTTTATATGTCAAAAGGTTTTCTGCTATATCGTTAAGTTGGGTTACTAATGTACTATCTGTTATATCTACATCTGTCTCTGTTGCTAGTGCATAGTATACTTCTGGAGTATTTGTTAATAGCCATGCTTTAAATTGGTCTAAGGTATATGGGTCATCTTTTAGTCTTATTCTTATTCCGTTTTGGTCATTTAAGTTTGTTATCCCATCTTTATCGTTATCCCATATACTATTTGGAGATGTTGGCGGCAAATAATCACATAATACCTTGCCAATAGATGACGAACTTGCCAGCCTTGCCACAGTTGGAACTGATAAAGTATATAGAGGTTTCAAAGAACCTTTTACCCAACTTTCTTCACCATTTAGCGTCATCTTACCTAATCCAAGATGTAATTTCCAGTTGTCCTTTGAGCCATAAATATAATTTGATGCTGTGTCTATTTTACCCAAGAATATTCCAGCAGGAAGCGTTACTGGATATGTTTGGGATTTACTATTATCTGAATTTTTTACTAAAACAGTATTACTTCCTTTTATAACAGTAATTGGTTGCTGATGTTCTGGGGATGGGCTATCATATTCATCTCCACCAGATATACTAGTTGTTGTTTGATGTAATACTGGACCATCTCCTATTTTTATATTTCCTTTATTGTAACCGCTTGCTGAATCTGTTATTGTATAGTCGTTGCTGTTTGGTGATGTGTCTACATCAAAATTATCTTCTAATGCTGTTATTGTTTTGTCGAGCATATTAAAATTGCCATTCCAACCTAGTATTGATTGGTCTATTTCGTCTGTGTTTTCTATCAAGTTATAGCCTTGATTAGCTGTTTTATACATTTATTATCGCTCCTTCCCAAGTTTCATTTTCTTCGAAGTCGTTCCAATATGTTTCTGTTAAATCGTTCCATGTTGTGTTAAACATATCGGCGTATCTTCTAAATCTGTTTTGCCATACTCTGCTTTGACCCGAATTAGCTACTCCAGAATAAGCAAACCAGTTTCGCATATTATTGAATAATGAATTTATTTCATCTAAAATTTTTTCTATTTGGTTAGCTTTTGTATATGTCATTTTATTTACGTTTGTTGGAAGATTTGTATAACTATAATAAGCATCTTTTATTTTTTTTACATTTAATCTTATTCTATCCATCTGTGCTAATGTTGGGAAATCTTCCATTGCCCAGTCTGTTTTTGTTGTTATTGTTACTGGGTAGTTGTAATTTGTTAATTGAGTTGCTAAATAACTACACCACTCTTCAATTCTGTTTAAATCCGTGTAATTGTATGTCCCTTTTAAAAATAAACTGCTATCTGGATTACTTAAAGCATAATCAACGTCTTCTTGCGTTCTATCATATATTAAAGCATTCATGAAGCATCACTCACTTTCGCTATAACCTCGCTATTAGCAACATATCCACCAACCAAATCAATGTCAAGACTTGTTATATATCCGTTAAGCTCATTGCCATAACTTTCGTCTACTATAATATTGTCCCCAGCTTTTTCGTCATCCAAAATAAATCTGAATTTGGTTGTAAATTTCCCATTATAATAATCTATAATTCTTTGCCCTATTGTACTAGCATTTGAATTATTTATTAGATAAACAGAATCTATTTTCAATACATTTGATTTCTCACTACCAGTCAAACTGCTATTTATTACACTAACATCTTGGCTGTTGTCTATGTATTCATATCCGTTTACAACTACATTACCTACACTACTTACATTTATCGTTACAAAATTTGCATTAGAGTTTTGTATTGTCCCGCCTGTGCAAGTTAAATTGAAAGACGGATTGGCAAATGTTATCTTATATGTGCCAACACTCAATTGTTGTTCAAATAGTTTTTTCTGTTCGTTTCCTTGGCTATAATTATGTGCTTTCAATAATACACTCGTTATTATTTCGCCCTGTTCTATTCCCTTTGAGCCTTTAAATACATTGCTTTTTTGTATCTCATTTGGTTCTTGACTCTCTTCCACACTATACAATTCCATTATATCACTGCGTGCGCAATTTGCAATAGCTCCGATAGTAAATAAAACTTGCTGAAGTGCCTCTCTATGAGTGCATATAGGGATATATCCAGTTAATAAAATATTTTTAAGTTCATCTTGTATTGAATAATACTCACTTGTTATTCCTGCAGATGTCATTATCTGTGCAATTAAAGTCTCTACTGTTACATTAGAGTACATCCCACCATCAAAATCTGTTTTATCTAATAAACCAACTAAATCTATACCTTTAAATTCCATCTTGTTATCGTTTTTGCTTTGCCAACTCTCTATATAGAATCTTCCCATATCTGTTTGTTCATTAGAGTTTGTCTTGTAAACATTTAAAATTTGACCTTGTTGCAAAGTTGCATATACGCCTTGTGGGTTTAAAATATTAAATCTATCATCATCGGAATATACCACAAAATCTAATGTATTGATGCTTAATTCATCACTCAATAGATTTACTTGTTCAATCAGATTCGCACTTACTAGATTATCGCTTTCAAATAGTACCATCCTCCCATAAACTATTTTATATAACTTTAAATATCTATATGGGATATTCGTAGAATAAAATGTTATTACAATTTTCCTATAATTTGCTACTGTCTGCTCACAAAAGTATTCATAGCTATCTGGCGTGTATGTTTTTTCAACTATAAGTGTGTTACTAGCATTATAATATTGTATTTTCAGGTTGTTGCAATAAGCATATTGGCTAAATGTTAATGTAAGCCCCAAACTACTATGTACTTGCGTAAATGTAATTGTCATGGTAAGTGGTGTTGTAAAATCTCCATTAGAATCAGACATCGTTAAGCTCCACCATCCAACATTGTCAATTGTGTTGCCCATATTTTCACTTTTACCATCTAACACAAAATGATTCTTTTCTAATGTTGAATATTTTGTTTCTGTTAATCTATCCTTTTTTAATTCAGCTAGTTTTGAGAAACTTTGGCTACTACTTACACTTAAATTGCTATCTGCTTTCGCACTAACATCTATTGCTCCATATTCAATAATTGTTCCTGTTTTCACTTAATCAACTCCTTGAAGGCATTTTGGCTGTAAAATTAACAGTAAGATTTTTGTAATATGGCTTGTCATTTTTAAATTTATACATCTCGTCACTTACATTTGAAAAATACGCGGTAAATGTTTGATCGCCTATTACAATATTATGAAACTCTTCTGGCTCTGTTAATTTGTTAAATAGCCTCACATATTCGTTATAATTGTCATCTGTTTGTTTGGCAAATTTAATGCTTTTATAATTAAAAAAGACACCAATTAGTTCACGTTTTAAGTCACCATCTTCTGTTCTTTCAGCATACTTATCAAGAAAGTCTGCATTTCTTTTTATTCCAGTTAGTACAGCTACATTGTAAATATCTCCATCTATTTCTAGAAAATCACTCCATACATCCATTAATAAGCACCCCCTGTAATCAGCCTTGTACCTGCTCTTCTATTTTCAACCTCTATTTGTGGTTTTAGTTGTCTAACAAATTGTGCCATTGTGCCTTCAAATCTAACTACAATTTCTTGTCCACCATTATTTGTTCTTTCAGATAGTTTATCAGCTAGTATGTCCATCCATTCTGTATTACTATCAAGTGGCATTACAGCCTCTCTTCCTGCTTCTCCAATAATAGCCTGCGTTGGTTTCGCTACTATGCCACCCATTGCTAATTTAGGAATCCTTCCAAATGAAACTCTAGCAACATGCGGTGACCAAATTTCTTCACCTGTAAATGGGTTTGTAATTTCTAATGAGTTAATTTTGTCTACAATCCAATTCAATGCGTTTTCTATTCCTGCTATCATTCCATTTATAAAATCAATTACTAAATTAATAGCACCTTTTACAACTTCAACTATGCCGTCCCAGATTCCACCAAAAAAGTCTTTTACTTTATTCCAAGACTTTTCCCAATCTGTAGTAAAATCATTTTGTATATATGTAATTATTCCTTCAATAGTATCTTGTATTTTAGTAATAATATCTTCAAAAGGCTGTGTTATAATATGAATTAATCCACTTATGCCATCAAATAAGCCTTGAACTATAAACTCGCCCATTTCAGCCATTTTTGTTGATGGTGAATGTATTCCAAAAGCATTTTTAAAAGCGTTTATAAATGGTTCCCATACTTTTGTTACAATAAATTCTCCAAGACTGTAAAGTGCGTCTACAATGCCTTTGCAAAAACCTTCCCAAGCATCGCCACCGCATTCTTCCATTTTCTCATAAAAATATTGCGCCAAATCTTCTGCTGGATTTACTATTAAGAATTGTATTACAAAGCTACTAAAAGCGCCTAATGCACTGCCTAAAGCTCTTGCCATTCCTTGTACTATTTTTCCCCAATCAATATTAGAAAAGAATTGCCAGAATTTATCTGCAATCAATTTCCAATCAGTATTCTCTATAAAACTTGCTACTGAATTTAAAACACCGCCAATTCCTGCACTAAGCGTCTTTGCCATTTTAGCAAAATCCACTTTCTGAAAAAACCCATTTATTATATCAGACATAGATTTTCCGTATTCTGCCCAATCAAAAGTTGTAACAAATCCATAAGCAAAATCTATGATTGTATTTAATCCTTTGCCTAATGTTGTGCCAATTTTCTTAAAGTTAATCTTCTTAATTACATCATTTAATTTATTCGCTATATTTCTTCCAAGCTCTTCAAATTTATTATACAAATTGCCTATTTTTATATCTTCTATATTAGCCAAATCAATTGATGGTGCAATTCCACCGCTTGTTCCACCACCACTCGTATCTTTGTTTGAGCTTAATACATTTATTTCATCAAAACTTGCTAAATTGTTTTTAATTTCTTTTGTGCTTTTTGATATTCCACCTGCGCTTTTTGACATTTTTTCAAAATTTTTAGCTGAAGCATTTGCAAATAAATTTATACCAAATAATGTTTGAAATAATGCGTTTACATATCCAAGCAACGTTTGTGTTAAATTTACAACCCATTGTAAAACTGGTGCTAGTCCCTGTGCTATTGCGAATTGTATGTATTCAAGATTTTTCGCGTATTGTTCATTATATTGTGCAAGTGTACTTGACGCTCTTCTTAATGCCATATAAGCTGACCTAACGCCTAATACTGCCATTGCCATTTTCCCTATTTTGCTTATTGAATTACTTATAATATCTTTTACACTTTTGGCACCTTTTTCAGCGTCTCTCATGTTTCTGCTAAAATCTTTTATTTGAGATTGATGCCTTTTCATATTAATTGAATCAACTTTACCCCTTAATCTGTCCACTGCTTTTGTAGAATTTTCATATTGTAATTTTGTTTGTGCAACTTTGTTTTGCAAATTAGTCTGTGCTTTTCCCGCTTTGCTTAAACTAGCAAAAAGCTGGTCTACTTTTCTTGCTTGTTCATCATATTCAGATGATAGTTGCATTTTCTCAAAGCTTCCTTTAGGTGCATTCCTCATCGTACTGTTTAATTGTTCTGCTTTTGCCGTTGCGTTATCATATTCTTTTGATAAATTGTTTACTTCTCGTGTTGCATCTGCAAGCGCTGCCTCATATTCTTTTGTTTTGTTGTTTAATAATTCTTGTTTCTTTTCTTCACTATCTATTCTGTTTTCAAGTTCTTTAATTTGTTTGTCAAATTTGTCTGTGCTTAATTTTGTACCTATGGTAATCCAACCGTCTATTGTAATCACCTCATTTCCAGTTCATTAATTCCACAAAATGTTCAAAACTCTTCTTTTGTTCTTCTGTCATTTTAGGTTGCCTTTTCTTTAAAGCAACTGATTCTTTTTGTTCTCTCATTTGTGTTAATAGTTTGGTATCCTTAATTGTGCTTAAATCATAGTTCCTAATTTCTCTTACTCTATTTAATACGCAATCTTCTTTTAAACCATTCATTAAAGCCACAAAATCATACCAATGCATATTTGTACTATATATGTCAGGTATATTATAATCTGTATAAAAACTAGCCTTAATATATGCTTTATCTTGTTCAAAATCCATATCAGGGTCATCTCTACTATTAGATGTATCTTTTCCACATGATAGATAAACAGTAGCTTTTTTTAATAGTTCTTCATAATCACTAGGATTGTCTATTCCATCATTTCCATATAAAAGGTATATAATTGCCAATGCTCTCTCTGTATCGTCTATTTCGTCATCTTGTGCCACCTGCTCACACCTTAAAGCTACTTTAAAGTCAGTATTTATTTTATATAATTTTTCTCCAACTTTGGCATATTCTGGATTACTCATTCTAATATGTTGTCCTCTTTTTCTTCACCATATTTTGACTTAATTTTTTCAATTAAATTTTCTTGATGTTCCTTAAGAACAGGTGCAATTTGTTCCATATATTCATTTATATCTTCAAACATTGAAAGATATGGTTTTCTTCCTGCTAAAAGCTTTCTAGTTGCGCCCTCTCCAATAAATTCGTCAAGTGCTTCTTCTTCTTTCCTATAAAACTCTTGCATTGCTTTAATTAGAGCCTTCTCATTATCACTATATAATTCGCCTTTGTCTTTATGGTCTTGTTTTTTATTTATAATCACTCTTTGATTGTTTAGTTCTCTCAAATTTTCAGCGTGCTTCTTGTTGCAACTTTCAGCTCTTTTTGGAAATTCTAAATCTTCAATATCTATTTCGATATATTCGCCAGTTTCAACTCCATCTGCTGTTCTTATTCCAAATCTTTTTACACTACTTGGTTTTAGTTGTATGTATTCCATAATAACCCTCCATATATAATAATAGGGATTGAGTATATGCCCAATCCCCTAGTTTTAGATTGATACTGATGGTATAAATGTTGGTGTGCCACTAGAAATTGTAGCCGTTCCTGTTACTGGATCTCCGATTGAAATAAATTGTATATTCAATTTCATCACCACTATAACTATTTACTGTTATCAAGCAATCACTCTTCTTTGCAGAATAATTTCCATCTGTTACCTCATCCCATGTATCTATCTCAAGAATATGTGATACACAATTCAATTTATCTCTTAAAGAATTAATATACTCAAATACATCATCATTCTTATAACATTTTTGTGTTACGCTTAATTGCTTTTGATTGCTTGAATGATTAGACCTTGCCGTATCTTCTACAATCCATTGCTCTGTGTCAACTTGTGGGTTAAACGCTGTACTTGCTTCATTCACGCCAATACCAATTACACTCCATGATGCTGTTGAGCTTGGTGTAATATCTAAAAACTTGATATATTGACTTCTTTTTACTTTCTCAATATCACCTGGTATTACTGCTAATCCCATTTATCTCACTCCTTTATTTATCAAAATTTTGTATATCCTTTGCAGATTGAGGCTCAATAAAACCTAATTCATTTAATCTTACTAGTTCTTCTTTTCTTGTTATTTTAACATCATCACCAACATCATAATATACGCCATTGATAGAAAAATCCTTAATTGCTTTTACAGATTTCATTGTTTCCTCCTTTCTATAAACTACTTGATTTATTGCCTATATCTAAATAATCTATTTCTATTTGAATATCAAATTCTGCTGTATTAGTAGAAGCATTATTCATACTTCCACAATTTAAGCATCTTATTTCTTGTATTCCGTCTATTTGCGGTAATATGCCTTGCTCGTTATTTGACTTTATTTTGCTTTCAAATACCTCAAAAAAACCTATATTTTTTAAATTGTTTAATGTATCTTGTGAATAGTTATTTCTACTTCTAAACGAATATACATCATGATGTATCTCATCACCAATTATCCACTTTTCAACCTTAGGCTCTGTTGGTATCTTGTCGATAGAATAATTATTAGGGTCAGCAGATAGCATATTAGCATTTATTGAATACTTTGTATCAGTTAATAACGTATCTATAATTGAGAAAAGATAAGTCCTCAATTTTGTTATTCTTAATTCAGTTGTATCAATTACATTTGTGTTAATATTAGCCATTTCCTTTTCCCTCCACATAATCTTGTACTTCTTTGACAACATCTTGCATTTCTGCCGATTTCATTTTTTTATCCCAATATGGACCTGTTCCGTGGTGTTGTGTAATTTCTTACTGGTCCTGTTGTATATCCAACATATTGAGCGTGAGCATAAGGTTGAGTATATGTTATAGTATCTGTTTTTACGTTGCTCGTAGGTTCTCCATTTAATATAACTGTCTCTCTTAAATTGTAATTGTCAGCAGGCACATATCTATCCATGTGTTTTGCACAAGTAGCAGTAAAAAACTTTTGCACTCTCCCATTTGGTTCTATTCCTAAATTCATTTTAATTTCACTTATAGGTTTTAGCATATTAACTTCCCTCCAAGTGTATGTGTGGATTTTCTCCAAATGTATTATCTGTGATTTGCGTTATATTATATGCTCCAGGCACGTCAGATTGGCTCTCAATCACTTGTTGTATGTTTCCCTTGCAAACTATATCACCAATTGCGAAATTGTTTATAAAAAGATTTTTATTCGTTTCATAAGGTATTCGTATTCCAATTCTATTATTGAATTGATAACCATCACGAACTACACTTCCTTTTATATTAAAAACCCATGCTTTAGGATAGTAAAATCTAGCCCATGTTTCAAGCCTTGTTGATTCATCTATTCCTTTGTGAAATACTGTTATGTCTGTGTTAGTTATCATTATCTCACCCCACAGTACAAATAAGGTGTTCCATCTTCTAATTTACAAGTCAACAAATAACTTCTAATAATATCATCATATTGCTTTGCATTTTCCTTTGAAGTAGAGGAATTTCCATAAGTTATGCTGTATCCATCTGTGCTTTCACTTGCTATATTCTTACTAGATTTCTTTTCATTATTATCCATAACTTCAATTAATCTAAGTATACAAGCTTTTACTTCTGTAATTTGACTAGATAGATTTTTAAGCCTACCTAGTGTTCTTTCGTCTACTTTACCTCTTGCTTTAATTTCCAATAAATTGAAAGGCACTTCTTCTAATTTACCTCCCAATTGTCTGTATTCTGGATACGTTAAATATTGTGATTTAAATTCCATTTGAAGTGCCTCCTTTTATTATATACTTGCTGCAGGTACTAATGCAGAGAATGGGAATCTTGTTCCAGTTGCGTTTAGTGCGTTTACTGGATTTGGGATTTCCCAACCTAATCTCATTACTACACGAAGTGCAACCATATCATCTTGTGCTAAATTATAAAGAATTGAGCCATCTGTATCTTGAATTACAGCTTGGTCTAAAATCTTGTATGTAACATCTTGTCTAATTGCGTATACAGCTTGGTTAAAATCACCAACAACTAATGTTGCTGTATTTTTATTCCATACGCCATTGTCCATAAATTCTCTACGAACTTGCCCAATTTCAGTAGTATTAAGTGGTTGTCCTGTTGTATCTAACATCATTCTAAATTTACCTTTTAAGCCAACACCACCTAAAATACCATTTACGTCATATCCTGACTCTTCAACTTTTACCATTGCATCGTTAATATCGCTATATAATCCATTTGCTGTTTCAGTTACTGTTGCACTTGCACTAATTACAGATGGAACTAAACCTGCTCTCCAATCAGTTGGTTTGTCAACGCCAAAGAACATAGCATTGTCAATTTTCTTCGCAAATGCTTCTACAATTCTTGGTCTTACTTCTGCCCAAATATCAATATCAGCATCATTTAATACGTTTTCTTTAATTGGAACGATTACTGCAAGTTCCGCAGCATTAATATATTTCTTGTCCCATGCCATTTTAGTTGTATTTTTTCTTCCATTGTTTGATGTTTCATCAACAAAGTAAGCTACTGGTAAACTATCTAATACTCTTAATTTCGTCTTGTCACTTGTCATGTTTGGTAATCTTCTAAACATAGACAATGCTTTTGATTCTTTTGTTACACCTTCAAATATTTCATTTGCAACTTGTGTTTCTATCAATGCATCTGCATCGCTTCTTGAAATAACTGCCATTTTTCATCTCTCCTTTTTTAAATTTGTCTTGAGCTTCTTAAAAGCCCATTCATAATATCATTTGTTGTTGTTCCTCTTCCAACTCCACTATTCAATGACGGAGCTGTTTGAGTTTTCTTTATTTGCATTTCTCCAAAATACTGAGGATTATCCTTTTTGTATTTCTTTAATGCTGTTTCAAAATCTGTTGTATCGTTTACCATTTCTAGCACCTCACTTGTAACAAATTTTGAAAATTCTTTTTTTACATCACTATTGTTTACTTGTATTTGTGCTTGTAATAATTTAATTTGATTTTCTAGCCCTGCTTTTTCATTTGCTAATGTTGTATTGTTTTGAGTTAACTCATTAATTTTGTCATTTTCTGTTTGGTTAGTTTTTTTCCAAGCCATAAACTCTTTATATTTTTCATCGTTTTGCCATTCCTTACTTGCTTTTTTCATACCTGCATTAAATGAATTGTCTATGTCTTGTTTTGTGTAGGTTTTTTCAGTAGGTTCCTGTTCTACTTCTCCATCTTTTACGATGTCTTTGTTATCTTCCATAACATTTTCTCCTTTTCTTTATAGTCTTAAGTTAGACTTATTCCGCTTTTAAGTTGCGTTAAACTAAATAAAAAGAGCCATAGATTTTTCAATCCTGGCTCTTTGGCTCTAAATCTTTTATTTCAATTTCTACTTCTTTTTTGCACCTTTTACAGTACAATATTATTTTGCCTTTCTCGTATCTTGCCAAAAGCTTCCCACATTCGCATTTTATCTCCATGTTTTAGCTCCTATTCTTATAATAACATAACTACTCTACTCTGTCAATTTTCTTTCTGCCTTTTTTCTTTGGTTTTTCTTCTTTTGTTTCATGCGAAACATCGCTAGTAACAACTGGCGTTTTTCCTTTAATGATCTCAACAATTTCTGCGACTTCATTTTCTCTTAAAATCTCTGCTCTTTCTTTTGATGTTATCCACTCCTCCCCTTCTTTTGGATATACATTTCTTTCAGAATCTCGAATTGTCTCAAATTTTTTTAATGCTCTTACTCTTGCTTTCATTTCTTTTTCCTCCTTATATTTAGATTTCCCTTTTGCTAATATTTTTGAGTATTTGTCTTCCAAATGTTTAAATTCAAATTTTGGCTTTTTATTTATGTTTTGAACAATATGATTTATATTTTTGCAATCAAAATCCATAATGTAACTATTTACACCATCTTTTACACCTATTTCTTCCAAATACGGAAGTGGTGTTACAATTACTGGTATATTTCTATAAAGTGCTTCATTTATTGCGTAAGAACAAGCCTCTGTATCACTCAACTGAATCAAATAATCAGAATCTTTGAGCCACCTTGACACATCAAGTCTGCTCTTCATGAAAATTATATTTGGGTTGTTAATTGTATCTTTTTCGTTTGTAAACACATACCAAATATAGTTTATCCCGGCATTGTCTAACGCATTTGCAAGCTTAATCATTCTGTCTTTTCCCTTGATTTTGCTCAATCTAGTTGCACTAATTAACTTTAAGCAAGGCTCATCTTCTTCTATTGTTAGAGGATTATAACCAAAAGTCACGTTTTCCAATCCTGTTATTCGTTTGAAACTTTCACATATATATTTTGTAACGCCAACATATAACTTGATTCTATCATCTGTCGGTGGTTTGCACGGATATGCAGGATTTTCGTAATCTCCATGAATTACTTGGATTATCCCTTCGTCTTTCTTTGCATTTTCTTTCCATATATCCGATGTAATGTAATCAATAATAGATGTATCGTAGTTGATTATTGCAACCTTGCAATTAATTTTCTGGTTTGTGTGCTGGTATGCTCTACAAAATCTTCTCACTCTTTTTAGTTGATTTGGATGTGCTGATTTGTACACTACTGCGATGTCTCTATCCTTATATTTTTTTACCATTTCCCATATAAATGTCTCAACTCCGCCAATTTCGCTGAAATCTCTTATATATAAAATATTGTCATGTACTATGTCCATAAATGCACCCCTTATCTTGGTATTTCATATAACCCATGTATGGCTTGGTCGCACAGGCTACCGGCTCTTGGGTAATTGTAATGATACCCAACGATTCCAGTAAATTTATGCGTGGGGTTCTTTTGCTCTAGATCATAACTTAAAAACCAATCCTCTGCCCAACGCATGTCTCTGCACCTTGTGTGTCCCAAAAATTCTCTTCTGATAAATCTTGCACACCCGCTTCCCATATCTTTATATGTTTGTTCCATAAATTTCAAAACGCTTCCATCGTTTCTTTTTAAATCCATAAATACTATATCAGTTCCATCTAATTCGCTTATTGCTTTTTCGTATTCCTCTGTATACAGAAAATCATCGCTATCTAATTGATTAATGTATTCACCTTTTGCATTATCGTATCCGACATTCTTCGCATTTCCAAGACCTTTATTTACTGGTATTGTAATAATCTTTGCATTTTCTTTTCCTTTGCAATATTGGCGTACTATTTCTGCTGTTCTATCCGTTGAACCATCGTCTATGATAATAATCTCAATATCTTTTCTTTTTGGGATGCTTTGCAATGCTTTTTCAACAAATTCTTCTCCGTTATATACAGGAATAATCAGGGAAACTTTATACATTCAACCACGACCCTTCCATCCAGTGTTTCGCATATCCATTTATGTCATTGAACCAACTACTAGGATATACAGTAAAATTATCTATGTGTTGTATTTCATCTCTCATTCGGTCTATACCATACTTTTCTAATATGTTACTCATTATTTTTGTATTTGTGTATTGTTCAAAATCTCTATTGTCATAATAATCAAGGAACTCTTTTATAATAGGATTGCCTTTTTCTGTTCCCATAACTGCTGTTGCAGGATACCCTAAAGTTTCAAATCCAGTAAATGCTTTTTGGCTTAATAACTCATCTAATGGCAGTTCCCTTCTTATTTCGACATCTGTATCCATGTACATACCTCCGTCATTATATAAAGCATACGATCTAATAACATCAGATGTAAACGCATATTTGCCAGCCCTGTAACTTTGTTCTACAAACTTATTATAATTTATTGGGAAGTTATTCTCATTCCATTCTTTTATTTCCCAGTCAGGTAAATACTTCCTCCAGCTATCCATACAATATTTTATTTTCTGAGATTTTTCCCCATGCCCTAGCCATATGTAATGAATCTTTTTTGGTATCATACTTTCACTCTCCTATATCCGCTTACTGTCATACGTTGCATTTTAGCTTTTAAACCACTTATATTGCTTAGTTCTCTATATTTATGTGTTAATTGTGTAATCTTACGTTGGCAATTCCCTACTGTCTCCATATCCCCCATTGCTTTGGACATAATCTGTCTATCTTTTAACTCTCTTATTTTTGTTTCAATTCTTCTTTGCAACTGTGTACCCTCGTATAATGTATAATGCTTACCTTCAAATTCAAAGCCTTTGTCATTTTCTTTTTTAATATCTTCAAGTTGTTCCTGTGTATATTCTGGCTTGCTCACACCTAATACTATGCTAAATATGTAATGATAACAGTTAAGTGTTCCAATAGGTCTGTCAAGTGATTCGTTTAGTTCCTCAAATTCTTCATTTTTAAATTGCTTTCCTTGAATGTCTGCGTGGTCTGGTGCTGGGTGTTCATGTACTGATATTTCTATACCATCAGCTCCAAATTCCTCACCAAATTGTTTTTGGAGTTCATTTGATGTTGTTCTTATCCCCTCTAATGTATTCATTCTAATTGCTGTATCAGCTCTTCTTGATAGTCCACTTTGGTAATCTACTACTCTTGTCCCTGTTGGCTCTCCATTTTTATCTACTCGTACTCTCATACCTTTTTCAACTAATTCATTCATTGTTTTACGCATAACTGTCTGATAGCTTTCTTTGCCCTGAGAAACGCTTAAAATCGCCTTATCTACTACTTCTTGATATATTTTACCTATTGGCACTAATTTATCGTCTAAAACGTAAGCTGTGCTGTTCATGATGTTTTTATATCGGTTGGCTGTTAATGTTGCAATTGCTCTTACTTGTTTTTGTAAAAAGATGTTTTTTTCATATGGGATAAAGTCAATTCCTCTTGCTTTGTAAAATTGCCTTGCAAATTCTTGATTTTCAATTGCTGTCTTTTTCATTATTTGATATATTTCTCGTACATTTAAATTAGTAACCTCTGATAATCTTCTAGCTATCCAGTTGACATTTTCACCATATAATATCATCTGTGTCAATTTATGTGCTTGTGTTGGTGTCAATGTTCCAATGTATTTTATTTGCTTCCCCATTTCCTCTAAAAGTTCAATGTTGAGTTGCTCTACTCTGTCAAGCAAGCTTTGTATTAATCTGTCTTGCATTTCCTCTGTTATCATTTAATCACCGTTTTTCTTTTTCAAAATATTTGCAATCATTTTTACTTTCGCACTTGCAAAATGGAGATGGATAGTCCGCTACAAATTCAGACTTATCATTACAGCATACTTCGTTTATTTTCCATTTGCATATATAATCACTTTCAATGCTTCTAACATAATCGCCATTTTCGTTTTTAGTTAAGAAACTGCTCATCTATTCCTCCATAATCTTCTCTGTATCTGGTTGTGATTCTAATATTTCTTTTATCTTTTCTTGAGCCACTTCCTCGGTCTCACCGAAGATACGCATACGATATTCGACACCGCTTATTAAATCTGCGTTATATTCTCTTAATGCTCTTATGCTCATTGCTTCTACGTCCTCAATTACACCATCGTCAAACTTAATAGCCATATCCTCTGTATCTATGTTATATTTCCCAAATTCACTTGAAGCATAGCATACTGCTCTTATTAAATCATATATAGCACTTTCATATCCTATCTCTAATTTCTTTTTACGTCTTGCAAGTTTAGAGTTAGAACTCATTACTGCTGTTGCAGTTGTTAAATTAGCACCGTCAAACGTATAAAAGTTGTCCCCTAGTCCTACTTTATTACTTAAAATATTAAGGTTAGTATTTAACGTGTCAATCTGCTGTGTTGTTCTTAATTCTCCTGTATCATTTTGTATTAAGTCATCTTTTGTCGCCCCAGTTGGTAAAACGTATATGTCTGTGTCCTCTGGGTCAAATGTTAGTTTTTGTGTTCCGTTATCATAGTTTAGTAATTCGGCTCTTACAAATGTTCTTCTTCTTCCGTCTTTTATTTCAGTTTTTAACGCATCAAATGACAAATCTACCGCTTTTAAATTATCAATAGCATTTGCATAATGAGGTATGCCAAAAGGGCTATTGTTAAATAAGTTGTTTGTTAATAGTGGTTCAAATATACTAAACCATTTTATATTTGATTTTGTATCAAATTCAGATTGAGTCAATTCGTCTGTTATCTCTGTTAAGTTTCCGTTATTATCTGAAAATAAATGATTGTTTATAACATAGTTTCCTTGCTCATTTAATCTATGTACTGAACATATAACATATTTTTGACCTTTTATATACTCAACACTTCCAAATGCACACTCTGTTATTTCTTTATTGTTCCAAGTAAGCGGATATATCCAATCAACATCTACTATATCAATTCTTGTCTTTGCTTCGCTTACATCTAGTACCATTTTATCTTCATTTTCTACTATGTCATATACACTTACAACAGTTGCACACGTTCCCAATGCTCCTGACTTCTCGATTGACTGATTAATTATAACATTCAAATTTAAGCTATCTAACAATTCGTCATACTGCTTTTGTGTGTTGTCATCTTTCATTGTAATTTTGCATTTTTCACTCCAAAGAATATCACTCCAGTCCTCGCTTATCTCTTTTGCCATGTTCATTGTAAATCTTTTCTTGTTTACTCTCTTTTGTCCGTTATAAATATAATAATTGTGAAACGATTTTACATTTCCTTGATACCAGCTTTTCCATTGTGTAATATAAGTCTTTATTGCATCTTTTACATCTGGATTATAATTGTAAGTCTTTTGTAAAAAATCTTCTAATTTCATTTTTACCTCCTAAATTATCACTATATGATATATTCTCTTATACTCTATATAGAAAGATTTAACATTTTGTGCAATTATTGCGCTTTTATGTTCATCATAAACTTGTCATAAAAACTAAAATATGAGTATTCGTTAGCATCTAGCGAGTCAATATCCGTTGTTCCATCGTCTAGCCTTTCGTCTTGTACTTTGTCATTCCATAACGCCTCTGTATACGCCTCTATTAAGCCTTTACACTTCCTTAATATCTTTCTTTTACTTAAACCAAATAATTGGCAATCTAACTCTATTCTGTCCACTATACGCCCTTTAACGCAATCATCAACTTTTAATAGTATTCCATTTTGCCTTAAATGTTTGTTAAGCCCATACGTTAATACTTGCCCTAATGCCCCATAATCAGCAAAACAATGAGTAACTTTTCCATATTGTTGTATTATTTCATTGTAAAACTCAACAAATTTCTCATATAGAATATCTGGTGAATAAACACCCTCTATTTTCTTTTCATCTAACGCCCATACTTCTCTAAAATATGGCGTTATTCCATTGCAAATAAACCTTGTTGTACTTGTATTTGCTCCATAGTCTATTCCTATTGATATTATCATAAAATTGATTTTATTGCCATTTTCGTCCATTGCTTCATCTGTTATATATTGGCTTGGATTGTCTGCAAATTGTCTGTATATAATTCCCTCTGCATTCTTCCATTGCCCTAGTATTAGCCTATCATAATATACTGTCCCTGCATATTCCTTACATAGATTGTCAACAAACTCTTTACTTAAAAACGGATTGTCAAATATTGTGTAATGTTGAACATATACATCTAATCCTTTTTCTTCTATCTGGTCTATAAAGTCTTTCTTTAACCAATGGCTGTTGTTCTCTGGGTTTAATGCTCCATCAAAACACGAATAATCTTTGTCGAGTGAAGCTTGTATCATAACAAATACTTCTTGATTCCATTTTGCTATTTCGTCTCCATAAGCATATTTAATTGATGTACCTTGTATCTTACTTACTTGGTTTATTTTTTCACAGCCTAAACAATATACCTGCTCTCCAAATATTCTAGCTGTATTGTCGCTACTTATATTGCCTACTAGATTTTTCCCATAAATCTGTCTTAACGGTTGCAATACATTACGTTCTATTGTTCCTTTAGATACACCAAATATACAATATAGTCCATCTAGTCCTTTTCTTTCTATTATTCGTTTAGGTATAATATAAAGATTGTCTAAATAAGTCTTGCCACATCTTCTAGCTCCTACTTTTAAATTGAATCTGTGATGTGCATTTCTTATAAACTCTTTCTGCTTATCGCTTAAAATCATTTATACGCCTCTTCATTTATTTTACTTAATAAGTCTTCAACCTTTTTCAAATCTTCCTTATTTGCCTCTCCTCGTCTTAATTCAAGCACTTTTAATTCTTTATCTAATATTATCCCATAAGCAGTAGCCAAATCTTTTATATTTGTAAACATATCTATATTATCGGCTTTTGTCTCAATAGCATTTAATATTTTATCAAGGATTCTTTTTTTTGTTTCGTGTTGAGTTTGCATATATTCTAGCGTAGATTGAGTGTTTTCTTGCTTTTTTTCTTCGCTTTTTTTCGTTATGTCAATATAGTTTTCATCTTTAACGATTCTTCTTACAGTACTTTCATTTACATTATTCATTCTAGCAGTTTCACAATAATTTTGATTGTCGATATAATCAGCTATAATTTTCTTTTTTTGTTTATCTGTAAGTTTAGTAGCCAATTATATCTCCTCCTTCAAATATGATAATAAATCTCTTTTACTTTTAAATTCTTCTGTTGTTTCATCTATTTTTATAATAAATGTTTTGTATATCTTGTCCTTTTTATATGTTCTTCTTTCCATATAGAATATATTATACTGCTCAGATAATTTTATTAATAATATATTTATCATTTTGTCTATATTCATTTATTTCTTTTCCTTTTACTTATTGCAATAGCCTGTCCCTGTTTAACCGCTTTACTTCTTTGCTTATATACTTTACCTGTCTTTCCGATACCTGTATCCACCTTTTACTTTTCTAATTGGCATATTATTTCTCCTTGCTAAAATCTTCAACCATTTTACAACCCTTTGCTAATTTTCTTTTTGTTTCTCCTCGTTTTGCCATTATTAACGCCCTTGCCAAATCATCTATAAGTTGATGCCTAAATTCATCTGTAACTTTGCTTTCATAACTACTGTTCATTATATCTATAAGTCCAAATTTAATATGCAATAATTCATGAACCAAAGTCTTTTCAAAATCAAAATCTAACATTCTGCTTCCATATTCTTCTTTGCTTACTATTCTAATAGAAGCGCTCTTAATTGAATTACTCCAATTTGTTTCCCCTATACTATTTTCTGTTTCTAGATCACTAAATTTGCAATTATATCTTAATACTATCGCCCAATCTTGCAATCCCAACCTTTCTTTCCATTCTTCTAATAATTTTTTTATATCATTGTCCATTTATTCACTTCCATTATATCAATATAAACGAAAAAGAGCAATACTTACATAATATTGCTCTCAAATTCATCTTTTGGGTAAAAATTATCGCATCTAATAGCAATAGTATCACTATTTACTTTGCTTTCACTTTTTATTATTTTTATATTTAATTTCTTTCCGATACATTCCTTGCAAAACTTACAAACCAACTTTTCGTATTCCATAAGCTCCGCCCTCTTTTAGTATATATCATTTGTGATTTTTAGTCAACTATTAGTCAACTATAATTTATTCTCCAATCAATATAGTATTAAAACTTGATACTAAATAAGCTTTCCCATCTTTGCCTATTATTTGTATCTGTTCTCCTTCATAATCCGACCATGTATCTATATCTATTTCTAATTTTTCCCCATTAATACTCGTTATTGCTTTTGTATATGTATGTTTTGTATCAATAAATGTTTTATTGCCAAAAATTCTTGGATATAAAATTACAATCGCACCAATTATGAATACAATTACAAAAACTATAATATATATTCCTAGTTCTGTAAGTCCTTTATTATTTTTCATATTCTCACCTCACAATCCTAATTCTTCTAACGTATATTCTTTATCTAGTTCCATACCTTTGTACATTGTGCCTTCTGAGAAATATGGCAATCCAAAACTATTACCAATACCACTACAATAAAAATATACATATTCTTCTCCCTTGTAATGATGTTTTGCTATGCTTTTGATTCTATTTTCCCACGGTTTAATAACCGCACTCAAATATTCTTTTTCTTTCTCATCTAAAATAGGTTTAGGTGGTATGTATTCTGTATATGTTGGGATTTCGATTTGTTTTATTGATGAATTTAAAAGACCACCACTACTCATCCAGTAGTTGTCTTTCATTTCTCTCCATTCTGCAGGGCTATTATCAAGCTTCATGTATTTTTTACCATATCCAGTATATATTTTAGTTCCAATAGGGAACTCATTTAATTCTTTTTCAGTTAGTTTCATAATTGTTCCTCCTCAATTCGTTTATTCCAATAAATTTAATATTTCTTACCTTAGCATCTATTAAATTTTGTTCATTTACTTCAAATAATCCTCTCGTATAAATATTACAATTCATGTTGCCTCTCATTGCCATACTAATATCATAATTATTTACGCAAGGATGTTGTATATCTCCCCTCAATCTTCTTCACCTCTAGCTTTCTTGAAATAATATTCTCTAATACATTCTTTGCATTCAACATCTTCTCTGCATTCTTCACAATACATATTCATATTAAATTCAGATATATCT